GGGGTTTCACTCCTTAAAACTGTCCCCTGTTCCAGCCGCCCTGAGGGGCGTTCTGGGGCTGCTGCCACGGCTGTGCGTTGTTCTGTGAATACGAGGACTGGGGTGCGGTGTAGGGCTGCTGTGGGGCATTCTGGGTGATCTGGGGCTGATCGTAGGACGGGTACAGTTTGTCGATCCGGTTTGCCTGTCCGGTTCCGCTGCCGTCCTTTTTGTCATAGGTGCGGATTTTCACATGGCACACGCCGGACTTGCCGCACACCTGTGACCAGTTCATCTGTGCCGCCTGCCCCTTCTGTTTCATGCCGATGCTGGCGAAAAACTCGGACAGCTTCCATTCCATTTTCGTGTGCAGGAACAGGCTCTCCTGCACGAGAACGCTGCTGCCGTCAGGACTGAACACCCGAAAGTGGACGATCGCCTTGTTACAAGGCGGAACTTTTGGCGAGCCGGCGTGTCTGGCACGGTCGAATTTCTCCACGGTAAAGCGGTAGTCGCCATCCGGCAGCAGAATGAAGCTGCTCTCCTGCTGGATCTCATCGTCCCAGCCCAGTTCGTGTCCCTGCGGATTTGCGGTTGTGTTGTATTCGTTCATGTTTGACCTGCCTTTCTGAGGTTGTGATTTAAGTAGTGATACGACTCCTCCGCCCTAACGGGCACCTCCTCTATGAGAGGAGGCATATATAGGCTCCCCTTTAGGGGAGCTGTCACCATAGGTGACTGAGGGGTTGTTCCAAAAGATAACGTTCCTGCAATATCACGCCGTTTTCCGGTTCTGCTGGATCATGCCCATGATGTTCTGCCACCACGGGATGCACCAGCCTTCCACGAAGTCCTGCGGATAGTTCTGTACGGGCATATCTGCCGGAAAATAGCCCTTGCTGCCGACTACTGCCTGCAGTTCCGACGGCTGTACCTGTGCGGCTGCCATAAGCTGTGCCAGCTGTGGTGCGATGCCGTCCAGAATGTGCTGTGTCTGGACATCTTCGGCGGTCTGCTGCGGCTCCGGCAGCTGTCCGTCTGCGGTAATGAGCAGCTCCGATTCCGCCAGATCCTTTTCCGTGGGCAGTCCGGCAGCCTGTGCCTTTTCTATGACCTGCCGTGCTTTCGGAACAGGTGCGGCAGCTGGTGCAGGAGCAGCGAAGACGGACGCAATGGACGCATATTCCAGAGGCAGCATCTCCGGCAGCCCGAACCGGTTTTTCGCATCCCACCACGCCGTTTTCGTGGTGTACATTACACGGTTGCAGGCAGTCGCCTTGTGTTTTTTGCCCTTGTCGTCGGTGGCGATGACGTGGGTCTGGAACGCCAGAAACAGGGTGATGTCTGACCACTCTTTCAGCAGCGGTGCGATCTTGTTGGTGGTCTTGTTCCCCAGTTTCAGTTCCCAGTGGTCAAAATCCGAATTGATCTCCGGCAGGGACGTTTTTCGGGTGATGGCATGACAGAGCAGTGCCACGTTGATTCCTGCCTGAATGAGCCGTTCCGTTTTATCCAGAAACCGCCCGATCTCCTCCGCTTCGTATTCCCAGCCCTTGCCGTAGTCAAACCCCTCGATGCCGTTGACCTGATGCTTGCTGCACAGCTGGGCAATGGCGAGGCGTTCTGCCCAGTCGAAGGTGTCGATGCACAAGGTCTGATACTGCCGCTGTGCGTGGGATTCCAGCACGAAGTCCACTTCCTGCTGGAGCATCTCCCAGCTGGTGGGCTTGGGCAGCCGCCGGACGTTCATCTTCGAGGTGCTGCCCTCGCAGTCCAGAAACACCGCTCCCGGCAGCTGTGCCGCCAGAGAGGTCTTTCCCACGCCCTCCTGTCCGTAGATGACCAGTTTCACGCCGGCACCGGTCTGAATGCCGTTTGTTTCTTCAAAATTCATGTTGCTTTTTCCTCACTTTCGTGCACCGTTCTTCAAATTCTCTGAGTTCTTCTTCGGTAGGTTCATCATTTTCTAAGCCGTACATACATCCACTTTCAAAGCTACAGTCGCACAAGTCGTCGTATGTTTCTACCCAATCCGGATATTTAATCCAGCCATACTGACACCCTTGACAATACTTCATGACGGGATCTATGCAACGAGTCGGTTTATCCATTTAGAACGCTCCTTTCGTCCATGCTTTTTGAATGATCGGCGGTGTCAGCGGCTCGGTCTGCACCGGCTGTGCCGGACGGGTGTCCACAGAATAGCCGTCCTCAATGATGACACTGCACTCGTCCCCGGTAGACACACGGGTGGCAATTGCCTGCAAACCCTCCTGTTCCAGCCACTGCCCGAACTCCTGCAGGGTGACGCTGTCCATCTGTTCCAGCTTGTCCAGCAGCACAAAGCCGCAGTCCGGATTCAGCTTTCGCACAATGGCAGCCGCCACTCGCAGCTGCTCTGAGCCGCTCATGCTGTCCCATTGCTTGCCGTGGTACTGTAGTGTTCCGTTTTCCACCGTCAGCCCTTCCAGCGGCAGGTCGGCAGCGTGCAGCAAGTCCTGTTTCTCCTGCCGCAGTGTGTGGATCTGCTCCGTCAGTGCCTCGTAGTCCTGCCGGTAGGTCTTTGCCTCTTCCTCGGCGTGTTCCTTGTTCAGATTGTCCCGGATCTTCATGTTGATGGCGTCGATCTCCGCAATGCTCTTTTCCAGTTCGGCGGTGGATTCGTCCTGCAGATCCCGTGCGGACATCTGGGCAGTCACAGCGTTCTGCTCTGCCAGTTCCAGACGCTGTTTGGCAGCGTCATAGGCAGCCTGTGCGGCGGTGAGTTCCTGTGCATACCGGGCAGCGTTTTCCCGTTTCCGCTGGTTCTCGCCGTTGCGTGCTAGAATCTCCTGCTGCCGTGCGATCAGCTCCGATGCGGAAACCGGCGTGTTCGGCACGTTCTCCCAGCACTGCAGCTCTGAGGCGTACTTCTGCTTCTGGTCGGCGATTCTGCCGATGGCGGTACGCTGGTTGTACAACCGGCTTTCCTCGGATTCGATCTGTGTCAGCTGCTCACCCACGCCGATGATCTGCAGCAGGATCGCCGCTTTTTCCTTGTCCGATGCGTTCATGAACTTGGGCAGATCCAGTGCCAGTGCAGACAGAAACGAATTCAGCAGCTGCTGCCCTGCCTTGTTGCCGTTGGGATCGATGACTTTCAGACTGCTGTTCTTGCCCTTCCGCTCTACGATCAGACCGTTGGACAGCTCCACATGGAGAATGGGATCGGTGTATGCTCCGTCCCTTGCCGCAGCGGTAGGCTTGTACTTGTCGCCGCCCAGTGCCCACGCAATGGCATCCAGCACAGAGGTTTTCCCCTGATTGTTGTTGCCGCCGATGATGGTCAGACCATTGGCGGACGGTTCCAGCTTTACCGCCTTGATCCGCTTGACGTTTTCGATTTCCAGACTGTTGATCTTCACGCTCATGCTTCTCCCTCCTCGTACAACTCGATGTGGTCGTAGGCGAACTGGACCATATCCCCCAGCACCTGTGTCTTGGTGCGTCCGGTTTCCAGTGCGATCTCCTCCACCAGTGCAATGTGCTCCATCCGCAGGTTCACGCTGCTGAACAGACGCCGTTCACCGTTCTTCCTGCCGGCAGGCTCTTTCTTCTGCATTCTCAGTTTATCCATGATGTTCCTCCTCTGCCGGCTGTTCCGGCTTGTCCGGCGGCAGCAGCAGGCCGATGTGATCGGCACAGTGCAATCTGCCGTCCAGTCCTAAGTACAAGGGCACGCTCCTGATGCCGCAGTTGACGCAGCGGTCTTTCTCGTTCTGGTTATCCACGGCGGCACGCCTCCTCGAATGCTGCTTTGTCCTGTGCAGCTTCCTCGTCCCGTTCGAGCTGCTGGAACTTTTGCAGCAGTCCCATTCCCCGATTCCAGATTTCTTTCGGCATCTCCATGTCGTGCTGGACGCTCTCGATCAGTTCAGCAACGATCTCGCTGTCTTTCAGTTTCGTTTCCATTTGACATTTCCTCCTAAGTGTGATATGATAGTTGTGGTTAATTTTTTTCCATGCCCCCGTTACCGGTTGCCGCCGGTGCGGGGGTTTTCTTTGTGCTGCCGCCAGCCGCTGTGCCGCACACCGTCATACGCCGCAGCTTCTTCCAGTGCGATGCGGATATGCTCCAGACGGGCGGTCAGCTCCGTTTCCTGCTGATTCAGATAGCAGATGTACTCCTGTAGCGTGTCCTGTGCCTGCTCCGGCTCTGCGGTCGCTTCTGCGGTCTGCTTTTCCTGTTCTGCCATTGTCTTTTCCTCCCTGGCTCTGTTACGTTCTTCTTCGCTCATTGCGACATACTTCCCGTAGGAAATCCCCAGTTCTGCGGCTGCCTGTGCAGCTGCGGTCAGCGTGTTCCGTCCTGCTCTGGGCTTGCCGCCTTTGCAGTCCGGACACCGCTTTTGCCGTCCGCCGGTGGGCAGAAACGGCTTGCCGCACACGATGCAGATCTTCTCAGTGGTTGGTCTTGCCATGGCTGCCTCCGATCGGCAGAAACAGCACGTCCTGCCAGTGCATTGTCAGCTCCATATCACCGTGCTCGTTCTTGTACGCCCCGCAGCACTGCAGCGACGGACGATGCTCCACGGTGTACTCTGTGTCGCCGTTGGTGTTGATGTGTTTGTGCTTGATCGTCATATGTCAGTCCTCCTTGTCTGGCACTTCGTCTGCCATTGCCGAAACCATGGCGGCGATGTCACGCAGTACCTTCTGCTTGTCCTCATTGGTGACATTGGCGATAATTGATGCGGCACTGCTTACGGTGCTGAGGCAGCACGCAAACAGCTCGCTGACGGTCGTTTTTTCTGCGACGATATGCACATTCAGCTGATCTGCTGCCTTGTCGATGTCGATGTGGATCTCAATGTGTTTCTTCTTTTCTTCCATGATGATACTTCCTTTCACGTTCTTGATTTACTTTGCGGCATTTTTCTGTGCCTCTACCGCAGCGATCGCTTCATCGGCGTGCTGCTTCACATACTCCAGAAATGCTGCGAAGAAGTCGTTCTGCGGTTCTTTGCCGGAAGAACGAACTTCCACCGGCATCTCTTTCAGGTTGGTTTTTGCCATGTTATGCTCCTTTCTGTGTGCGTGCCGCGTTCTGCTCGCCGATCTGCATTCCGGCGAAGATCGCAGCGATCGCCAGCTGTGCCAGTGCCAGACCGTCCATGGGCGACGTTGCCGCCGCATAGCTCCGGCAGGCTTCCAGATACTGCTCTCTGTCCGTCCTGTCCACCTGTTTCGTCACGGTATTGCTCATATGATTCACCTCGCTTTGCAGAATTGCGGAGCGTCCGGGAGTTGCACCCGGCTGATACTCGTCGCCCCATCTGCGGCAGCATTGCCAGTACTGCCGCATGGATAAGAAAGGAGGTATTCGCCACAATGGCGATTGAAGATTGAAGATGTTGGTAAGCGGTTTTGCGTCATGCTCAGGACGGTAGGGGTTACTCCTCTTTGAGTTCAGAGAGAAACGTATCATGAAGCATTTTTGCTGCTTCCTCAAGCTGATCGTCTACACCTACACCCAGGCGGTCAATCAGATATTTCAGACGTTCCTCTGCCTCTGTTCTTGTGCTAAAGTGTTCGTCCACAACACTTTCGCCGTGAAAAAGATATACAACGTTGCACGCCTCTGGTTCATCGTCAAACATACTCTCAACAATGTAAACACTACAAACTTGTTCGAGGTTTACCAGACTGCCGTCGTTCAATTCAATCCATCTCATAATAATTTTCCTTTCTGATTACTCGCCAAGGACAACATATTGCAGCCTGCATTCGCCGTCCGTGTCCTCTATCCGCTGTCTTGCCGCTTTTCGCATTTCCTCATAGCTGTTGTAGCAACCGATCTCTTCACCGAGATCAACACCGGTTTCGTAGGTGTCGTATAGGATATAGGTTTTCATGTTTTATCTTCCTTTCTGTTGTATTCCCTGCTCCGGTGTGGTATAATGGAGCGTGGGAAGGGGGTGAGTGATACGTATGAAATAGAACTTGATCCTGAAGTCGTGGAATCTGTTCGCATGATTTCCAAACAGCTGGAAGAGATGTCACAGAGAATGGTAAAATTCGCACAAGATATTACTGTACAAATCTCGCCGGTCATGGAACAACTCAATTACACAATGCAAGCAATTCAGGATACAATCCCCAATATTCGGTGCTTTCAAGAAAGTTTCCGTCTTGAAATGCTTGAATTTGCAAAAAACATGACTTCGATGATGCAGACACTGGACTTTCCGGTAGTTCAACCGGAAATCACGAGAGAGCAGCTAAGAGATCGGCTTGAAAATATGAGCCACGCCGAGTTAAAAACCGTAAAAGCATCCGCCATAGCGGCAGCGAACTCCGTTCCTAAAAAAGAAGTTCACCGTCCGTCTGTGAAAAAGATGCTTGGTATCGCCTTTATGGTAATAACCACAGTGATACCGACAATCGACGCTACACTTTCCATTGCTGACCGTTTTGTTGGCTCAAAAGACGAAGTTGCTATTTCTATTGCCGGAAATGGAAATCACGTGATTATAGATGTTTACGACGGTTCCGCTCCTAAAATAGATTATTATTTTGAGAATG